GCAGAGCGATAGCCGCCGCATAGCCGCAGAGCGATAGCCGCAAAATGGCCGTATTTAAGCGTCTGGCGGGGTTTATCGGTCAGCTAGGGTAGGGTACTAAGGGCAAAAAAAAGCCCCCAAATGGGGGCATAGATTGGATTGCTGAGAGGGGTTTAGAATGACTCTTCTATCATGGGGTAGCGATGGCGTAACCGCTCCCAATCTTCTATATCTAGCTGTTCATACAAAACATCGGATTCGCCAAATGTCTCCGCTCTGCGTTGCAACCAATCGCGTATGCAGTCTTTATAGTAATATCTGTCACGATCCCAAAACCCAGTACCGTGACCGTTGCGCGATAGCCAAAAATCATGTCCAGCTTGCTCAATTGCTTTGTCACACAACATATTCTCAGCGTAAACAAAAAACGCGAGACACTCTAGCACCTGCTCACGCTTCCAAATTTCACAAAATTCTGCATCGTGATCTTCACGCGCTTCGGTAAATCTCACGGCTTCAAAATAGGCACGAATGAACCGTGTCTCTTTTTTGGTGGTTTCAATTTTCATTTTAATAGCTCCAGAGTCGCCACATAGTCGCCGTTTGGGAGTGAACCAAATCCCGTAGGCCGATCCCATGCGTATTTTTTGCAGTATGCTTCGGCTAATGCCAACGCGTTATGCTCGTGGTCAAGCGCGTAATCATATGGCGCTGTCATTGATCCGGCTTCGGTGAACGCTTTAAAACGCGAACCCTTTGTGTCGGTAGGAGCTAGATATCTAATTTGAATTGCTTTCATCATTTACACCTCGTTTAGTTGAATAGACAATTAAGTGTTGTAATTTAATATTCAGAAAATAGATCAAAAGCTTGATCAAGTGGTTTTGATAAATGGGGCACTATCTTGGCTGTATTTTTTTGGCACAGCAGGTAAAGATCCAATGCTCTGCGGCTATCTGTGTCGTACCCTAAATCAGCGCAGAAATTAGCGAACGATTGATCAGAATAAACAGAGTCGAGAATAAGCGAATGTAAAACATCGTCAAGCTTCGGAGCGTGAACAACTATTGTGTTGTGCCGTTGATTGCCTCGCTTGGATCTGTGGCCTAATCCGGTTCTAAACTCGAACAGACTGCCGTTAATGCCGACAGTAAACAGATCATGCTCCCAACCATCCTGATCACTCAACCCTAAATATTGGACATGATAAGTATCGAATGTCTGGTTTAGAACGTTGCTATGTGATGCCTGATAAGCATCACGCGCTTGCCGTGTTTTGATGTCGGCAGGGTAATTACTAAAAACGATATTTTTCATTAGTTACCCTCCGTTTTAGTGGTGTATCCGTGAACGGTGCAACAGTCTGTTGCTAGTCCGAATAATGGGTAATTTTTAAAGCCGCCATTCTCTAGGCTGTCTGCATCAATATCCCACATAATTATTTCGCTATAGCGTAATAAAAATTCGTCTAGCGTCTTTATATCCTCATCGGATATACCGCTATCATCGCCATTGATGAGCGCAGATAGCGCCCATTTAGGAAAATCGTAAAACGTGTATTTATGCTCAATACTCACTATGCAACCTCCTCGCTATCAAATGGCGCAAGCAAATCGGCCACCGTTTGGCGTCCGTGATCTGGCAGATAATTTAAGAGCACGTTCAAAGCATTTAGCGCATTTTCTATTGTCGCCAGTTCTGACTCTCGACTTAACCGCACTGATGAGTCGTGATGTTCGAGAATCATGTTCAAGCTGTTAATTGTTGTTGCTAGTTCAAAATATGTCATCGTTGATACCTCTATTAGTTGGTTGTACTACTGATTGTTGTTAATTCACGCGACAGCACTGCAAGCAATGCTATCTGGTTAATTAACGACTAGTAGCCGTTGCTGTACGCCCAATTTTTAATATTGGATATTTGCTTTCCCGTTAACGTTAGCCCCTCTCCGTTGTCATAAATGACGTAATCTGTGAGCGGGCAATCTTCGATTTCGTGCAGATTTACATAGCTGTCGTAATCAGCGTTGCTATATATGTCGCAACGCGAATAACCCTCTTCGCAGATATCAACCTCTACTAAATAACCGTACATTTTTGTTTTATTGATTGTTTGCATCATTGTTACCTCTATGTATGTATAAATGTCTCGCGATTACACCACAATAAAGTAGTAATTACAACTATTAGTTGACTATAGAGTAAACCGCCAGAGTCAACCGACCATAGGACACAACAACAAAGGGTTGTAAGCGCGATATAATGCGCCTCATTCGCTATTTAACGGGAGTTATTACATTGGCTAATACAAAGGATATTGATCTGGATCGGCTGTATAACCTTGCCAAAATGGGGTTATCAGAAGATCAAATTGCAACGTCATTGGGCATATCGCGGTCAACTATCAGTAGGCGCAAACGCGAGGACGATACATTTGCCACCACTTTAATGCGCGGCAAGCAAAAAGGGGTAGAGACGGTGACTAATGCGCTGTTTGAGAACGCTACTGGCGATAAACCTAGCACATCGGCGCAAATATTCTTTCTAAAGAACCGCGCAGGATGGCGGGATAGGCAAGAAGTAGACGCTAACCTCTCAGGCTCAGTCGCTGTCGATCACGATATTGAGTCAGCCCTACAAGCTTTAAAGGATGCGGGTATAGACCCGTCAACGCTGTGATCGCTCCTATTGGTAGTCGGACGAATATCGTTATAAATCAATGACTTACAAGCATTTGGTACAGTTAGCGGATCATTACGGTTTGAAACTTGGCAGGATCGGCGCTTTTAAACCCGATCCGCAAAATTGGGACTCCGGCCTCGCGGCATACACCCCCACATATCTGAGTACACATAGGGCGGCTTTATTTTGACAGAATCGACTTCAAAAAAATCGACTTCAAAAAAGAAAGTACCCGCTTTAACAGAGTCGCAGAAAAATAAGGCGGCGAAAATTGCGGAAGCGATGCGCGTGGTGAAACTGCACAAAGCGCAGAACCGTTTGCAGTATTGGGAGCCATACGAATGGCAAAAAGATTTTTACAAAGCGGGTACTGATAACAAGCAACGTATGCTCATGGCCGCAAACCGTGTAGGCAAAACTGCTTCACAGGCCGCAGAAGTTGCATTCCACTTAACAGGTTTATATCCAGATTGGTGGGAAGGGATCAGATTCACGCGCCCTACAAAGATTTGGTGTTTGGGTGTGTCGGGTGAGCAGTTACGCGATGTAATCGTTAAGGAGTTGATGGGAATCTACCTTGGCGAAGGTAAATTTGACGGCTCTGGCCTCATACCTCAAAGGCTCATCTACCAAGTAACCCCTGCGATGGGTACGCCAAGGTTACCCAGAGATGTGGCGGTGCGGCATTCGGCAGGAAATACAAGCTTAGTAAGTTTTAAGTCCTACACGCAGGGGCAACACGTCCTCATGGGTTCGAGTCAGGACTACATCTGGATCGATGAGGAGCCAACCGACCCCACAATATACCCACAGTGTCTAACGCGAACAGCGACAGGTAATGATGGAAAGGGCGGCTACCTTGTCGGTACTTTAACACCGGAAAATGGCATGACTGAGTTGGTCAGCCAGTTCATGGATCACCCGAACAAGGGTCAGTATCTCCAGAATGTTACTTGGGATGATGCGCCCCACATCACGCCAGAGACTAAAGAGCAGTTGTTGGCGGCTATCCCTGAGTACCAGAGAGATATGCGCTCCAAAGGTATTCCAGTGTTAGGTGAGGGGATGGTATTCCCAATCGCGGAAGAGGCGATTAAGTGTGAGCCGTTCGAGATACCCGCGCACTACAAAAAACTGTGTGCCGTGGACTTCGGTATTACACACCCAACAACCTGTGTTTGGACAGCATACGACCCTGACTCAGATGTTATCTACGTTTATGACGCGTACAAAAAAGAAGGCGAGATTCCCGCAGTTCATGCCACGGTGATTAAAAGCCGTGGCAAGACTATCCCGTGTATCTATCCACATGACGGGGATAACACGGAGAAAGGCTCAGGTAAGACACTAGCAGAGATGTATCTGGAGGCGGGGGTGCTGATGATCGGCAAATTCACCAATCCAGACGGTACGAATTTTGTCGAACCTGCACTGATGGAGATGTTGGAAAGATTCAGAACTGGGCGGTTACGAGTGTTCAGCAATCTGGTTCCGTGGTTTGAGGAGTTCCGCAGATACCACAGGAAAAAAGGAAAGATCCATAAGGAGTTTGATGACCTTATGGATGCAACACGATATTCAGCTATTAGCGTAACGCGGTTCGGGCAGAACCAAGTAGAGCGAGAGCAAATAACTAACGGTTCAACAGGGTATACGACAAATGAATATAGCTTCTGAGATTAATGAGGGTGAGTTGCTTGCCTCATTAGAAAATAGCATCAACGCCGCTGACTCATACGCTGAAAGTGAGATTGGTCATCAGCGTGATAAGGGTCATCGCTATTATTACGGTCAGCCACTGGGCAATGAGCGCACTGGCAGATCGCAACACGTCAGCATGGACGTTTTTGACGCAGTTGAGTCGGTCAAAGCGATGCTTATGGAAACTTTCTCGGCTGATAGAGATATCTGCCGATTTGATCCACAAACCGCAGAGGATTTTGTTCCTGCGAAGATGGCGACTGCACTGACTAACTACATCTTCTACCGCGAAAACAAAGGCACGAAGATTCTGCATGATGTTATCCATGATGCACTGGTCGCTAAGACGGGCATTGTTAAGCGTTACTACAAGAACTACTACGAATATGACGAGGAAACCTTTGAGGGCTTAGACGAAGCAGGGTTTTCGATGTTGGCTTCGGATGAGTCTGTGACAATCACTGAGTACGCCGAAGAAGCGCAAGCGGTACAGGTGCAAGATCCACAGACAGGTCAGATTTTAGAGATGGCGCAAGTCATGTACAGCGGTGAGCTTGTGCGGAAGATCGACAAGAGCAAAGTGTGCGTTGAAGTTATACCGCCTGAAGACTTTCTCATAACACCACGCGCCACGTGCGAAGAAGATGCAGACTTTTGTTCGCACCGTACTAGTAGAACGCGGGGCGAGTTACTAAGTGAAGGTTACGATCCTGAGTTAGTACAGCGTCTTGATGAGGACAGGGATCTGCATGAAGACGGATCACTTGGCCGTGATTCCGTTGATAACTATCGACACGATGATTCATATGAGTCTGACAATGATCGTGAATATGTGACGATCTACGAGTCGTACATGAAGAAGTATCGTGATGACTTGCAGAAGTGCGTGGTGCTGAAAGTGCTTCACAGCCGCAGAGTCTTACTGGACTTAGAAATCGTCAGCGAAAATCCTTTCCGCTACTTCACACCTTTCCCATTGCCTCACAGGTTCCACGGTATGAGCCTTGCGGATGTGTTGTTTGACATCCAGAAAACGCAGAGCAGTTTGAAGCGTGGTGTGGTTGATCATACGTTTATGACCAACACCTCACGGTTCATCGCAAACCTGTCGTTGGTTAAAAATCCACGCGATCTGTTGGACAACAAGGTAGGCGCGATTATCGATGTGAACTCACCGAATCCTGAGAACGTGGTGCGTCCTATGCCGATGCCCAACCTGTCAGGCACTGTGTTCCAAGCGATTGAGAACCTAGAAACTGAGAAGGAAGCGCGTAGCGGCATGAGTCGTATGGCGCGAGGAATGGACAGCACTGTCGTGAGCAAGCAGAACAGTTCTGACTTGATTACTCAGTTTATGAATGCCTCTAACCGCAGAATTATGGTGATGGCGCGTAACTTGGCAGAGAACTTTTTGAAGCCACTGATGCACGATATTTACAGGTTGGCGATAGAGAACGAGAAAGCGGAAAAGATGATTCAGTTGGACGGGCAGTTCGTGCCAGTGAATCCTCAGTTCTTGGGTGATCGCACAGAGATGTCAGTTGCAGTTGCGCTGACACCTGAAGAGCAAGCGCAAGAAGCGCAGTTGCTGTTATCGTTAGACGGGAAGTTCACGATGAACGCTAACGATCCAACTCTGGGTGGTATGTATAACGCACCGCAACGTCACGCGATGCTGAGTCGAGCTTTTGAGTTGTTGAACATTAAGAACGGTGCTTCGTTCTTGTTTGATCCGAACAGTCCTGAGTACCAACAGCAACAGCAAGCGATGCAACAACAGCAGATGCAAGCTGAAGAAGAAGCCAAACTTTTGGCACAGCAACAAGCTGAGTTTAACGCTGATATCACCAGTAGGCAGGTATCGGTGCTTGAAGGCCAGTTAGAACTGGATGCGTTAAAAGAACAAAACAAAATGGTTTTTGAAACTCAGAAGCAAGAACACTTGGAAGAAGAGAAGGACAGCAGATTGCTCATGGATGTTGAGAAACAAAACCATGATATGCAAATGGATGAGAAGGAACTCGCTGTCGAAAAGCAACAGAAACGTAACGTATCAATCGGGTGATTTATGCCAGTCGATGAAAAAGCATTTGAAGATTTTATCAAGAAGGCGCACGACAAGAAGTACGCCAAAAAGAAAACGCGGAAACAGGCGTTTGATGATTTTGCAAAGTGGAAAGAAGGAAAGTTAGACAAAGATACTACGTTGCCAAAGCCTCCAACACGGGGGCGTATGGCGAAAGCTAAACCAAAGGCTAAACCCAAACCAACCACCTAAGTGGAGTTTACATATGAGCGATGAAGAAATAGGCGATATGGCTAGGACAGCAGAGGCCGCAAAAGAAATGTTAAACAGCGAGGTGTTCAACAGAGCGTTTGAAACTATGAATCGTCAGATCATGGATCAGATACTCGCATCACCACCAGAAGCTGATGCTGAAAGGGAGCGTTTGTACGCCATGTTTAAGGCGGGACAAATGTTTGTACAACAGTTTGCCGGACTCATAAACAACTATGAGTTGGCGATACAAGAAGAAGTTGTGTAAAATAGGAGAATACCCATGTCAGACGAACAAACCGCAGTACCGGACTCGGCTGAAGCAGGTGATAACGATATTATCGCTAGACTTACGGCAGTGTTGGAATCCGAAGATGGACAACCCCCATCGCCTGAAGAAGAGCAAGAAGTAGTTGAAGAAACTACTGATGAAGTGATCGAGGAGTCACAGGAAGTCGAGGAAGAAGCTGAAGAGACTGAGGAGGTCGAAGACCCAACCGAAGAATCTGAAGAAGAAACCGAAGATGAGCCTGAAGTCATAACCGAAGGTGTGATTGAGATTAACGGAGAGCAAATATCCGTTGACGAAATCAAACTTGGGTATATGCGACAAGCTGATTACACCAAGAAGACGCAAGCAGTGGCCGAACAGCGTAAGGCGGCTGAAGAACAAACCGCCAACTACGAATCCACACTCAACGCACTTCTTACTGCCGCAGGAGCAGACCTTTCACGTTTTGACAATGTGAATTGGGAGCAAGCGGCAGTGCAAAACCCTGATCAATACAAGCAAGCCAAGGCGATGTACGAGCAGACTAAGCAGACGCACGATTTTATTCGCGCACAAGCTCAGGAGCATCACAATCGCGTTCAAGCACAGCAACAGGCGGCTATGAAAGAAAACGCCAAAGAAAGCCTGACTGTTCTTAAATCTACAATCCCGAACTGGAATAACGATTTGTACTACTCCATAGGCGAGTACGCTACAGAAGCGTTAGGTGTCACCACTGAAGAATTTAATGATGTGCATGACCACCGCATGATTACGGCACTGTACAAGGCTATGCAATTTGATAGGGCTAAAACGGAAACGCAAAAGAAAGTGAAAGCGACTCCGAAGAAAACTTTATCGGGCAAGAAAGCAGAACCAAAGGATTTAGGTAAGAAAGACAACTATCGCAAAGCGCGTGAGCGTCTGAAAAAGTCTGGATCTATGGAAGATGCTGTTCAAGCCCTCTTGAATAGAACTTAATTTTAGGAAATTTAATCATGCCAGTAGTAGCAAATACCCTTAAAACCTACGATCAGGTAGGTAAGAAAGAAGATATCGAAGATATCATCTATGACATCAGCCCAACGCTGACTCCATTCACATCTTCAATCGGCTCAAGTTCAGCGTCAGCCACTTTACATCAGTGGCAACAAAGTGAGCTTGCGGCTGTCGGAACCAATGCGGCAGTTGAAGGCGCAGACGCGGGTGCGGCGAGCAACAACACCACAACCATGAAAAACGCTAACACGCAGATTTTCACCAAGGTTGTTCAGTCTTCAGGTACTTCTGAAGCCGTTGCCACCTATGGCCGATCTTCTGATTTGCAGATGAACATTGCGATGAAAGGAAAAGAGTTGCGTAGAGACATCGAACATGCGTTCGTTGGCGCTCTGCAAGCAGGAACTGCGGGTAACGCAACAACTGCTCGTCAGCTTACTTCTGCTCAGAACCAGATCGATGCTTCTACAACTAGCACCGCAGGTTCTAACCGTGCGTTTACTGAAACTCTGCTTTTGGGCGTTCTTCAGGACGTTTATGAAGCAGGTGGCGATCCCAACCAGATCCAAGTTACTCCATCTCACTCTGTTACTGTTGCCAACTTCGCGGCTTCAGCAGGTCGTGAGCGTGACTTCAGCACTGGCACTAAGATCGTGAACTCAGTTGATCTATACGTGTCGCCATTTGGTGAGTGTTCTGTTGTTCCAAATAGATTCCTTCAAGCGAATACTTGTTTGGTACTCGACACTGAGTATTGGAGCCGTGCTGTTCTGCGTCCAATGCAGACTATCGTTCTTGCCAAGTCTGGTGACTCTGACAAGCGTCAGATGCTCACTGAGCTTACTTTGGTTTGTGAGAACGACAAGGCTTCCGGTCTTATCGAAGCACTTACTGCTTAATAGCAACAAAACTGGGTGGCTCTTCGGAGCCATCCTTTTATTTCTTTTTGAGGTTCTGCATGTCTAGTGAGTTAAAAACAAAGCTTCATCACGATCAGTCTGAAGACAAATTTCATATTAGCCATTCGCAGGATGTCAGTGCTGTTTTAGCGGCTAACAAGAGAGCCAGAGAGCAAGCAGAAGGTAAAAAGATGGGCGACATGGTTCGTGTTGCATCTATACCTGATGTCGTTGCTATCGAGTGGATGAACGAAGGCATCAACGTCTTGTCTCCCAATCGAGAAGATTTAAGACGCATGAAAAAGAAACTCAACTCACCTGAGTACGCTTACTTGCGTACAGGCGGCGGCAGACTATGAGTATGACAACATACGATGGCCTCAAAGCCTCAATCGCTAACTGGTTAAACAGAACTGACCTGACAGCGGAAATACCAGATTTTATTGAACTTGCGGAAAACAGAATAGCGCACGAAATCCGCATCCCTACGAACGAAAGAAGCGCGATCATCTCTGTAGACTCAGAGGGATTCACAACGCTACCAAGCGATTTTTTAGAATTAAAAGATGTCTTCTATAACTATGAACCTTTGACTCGCGTTTCATTGTCAGACCTTTACAGCTACAAGCCACAGTCTGGCAAACCCGCATTGTTTGCGAGAGAAACGTATAAGTTAAAGTTTTTCCCAACTCCCGCACTTTCTGCGTCTGACGAACTTCGCATGATTTATTACTACGATGTTGGTCGATTGAGCAACTCACAAACAACAAACCCACTGTTGTCACTAGCACCAGAACTTTTTCTGTACGGCTCGTTAGTTGAGGCGGCTAACTTTTTGAATTCTGACGCGCAGAAGTGGGAAATAGGTTTTCAAAGCGCAGTTGGAAGATTAACGAAACACGCGAGAGATTCTGAGTTCTCAGGAGCTACATCAATGGTCAACAGCGGGTATTAAGATGAGTGGTTTTTACGAAACGATAAGTACCAACACTGTAGTAGAGGCGGCAGAAGCCGATGCCCTAGCATCTAAGAATGCGGCTTCAGTATCTGAATCTAACGCGGCTACATCAGCGGCTAATGCGGCTACATCTGCTATTAATGCCGCCACGTCAGCAACCAATGCCGCAAATTCTGCTGGTTCTGTAACAGCGAGCGTTCAATCAGCGGCTAACGATGCGGCATCAGCACTTGCATCAAAAAATGCGGCTGAGACAGCGAAAACAAATGCTGAAACAGCGGAAACAAATGCTGAAACAGCGGAAACAAATGCGGCATCGTCTGCAACGTCTGCGGCAACATCTGCCACCAATGCCGCGTCATCCGAATCTTCTGTTGCGGCAAACGCTTCTGCCGCATCCACTTCAGAGAGCAACGCGGCATCAAGTGCATCGTCTGCATCGACATCAGCGGCAACCGCGACAACTAAAGCGGCTGAAGCCGCTACATCTGCATCAAACGCTTCGACCTCAGAAACTAATGCGGCATCAAGCGCATCATCAGCATCGGCATCGGAGACATCTGCACTTGCATCAAAAAATGCGGCATCTACATCAGAATCAAATGCGGCTACGTCAGAGGCAAATGCGGCTACGTCAGCAACAAATGCGGCTTCATCAGCCACAGCGTCATCAAACAGCGCATCATCAGCCACAACCGCTCAGTCAGCGGCAGAAGCGGCAAGAGATGCCGCATTAGCGGCATTTGATTCGTTTGATGATCGGTATTTAGGTCAGAAAGCGTCAAACCCGTCTACCGACAATGATGGCAACCCACTTGTTGCAGGTACCTTGGTGTTCAACACCACGACAGATGAGATGAAAGTTTATGACGGTAGCGCGTGGTTAAACGCATACGCATCGCTATCAGGAGCATTAATAGCAACTAGTAACTTATCTGATCTGAACAATGTCGGCACAGCCAGATCAAACTTGGGGTTAGGCACTGCCGCTACGACAGACGCAAGTGCATACGCCACCGCCGCTCAAGCTGATCAGACTGTCGCACTAACAGGCGCAGGGGCTACTAGCATATCTGGTACATACCCCAACTTCACGATCACCAGTACCGACACTGTTTATTCGTTACCATCTAATGTTGGAACACAATCTGTTGTCACGACAGCACCAACAAGTGCGAGTGGCTTTGCTAACGGACACGTTTGGTATGTGGTCTAGGTCGCTATTGTGTCTATTAAGGTTAACGACAGCGGTACTTTAAAAGACCCAACCCAGATTTTTGTAAAAGGGGATCAGGGGACGCTTTACGGCGTTAACTATGTGGTCGCTAACAATAACGGTACGTTAGCTACTGTCTGGAATGCCGTTTATAGCACTAGCCGCAATACCTCGACAGCGCACTCTACGACTACCTCTTTCAACACAACCACTACGTACACAACCACGTTCGCCACAGGAACATCTCGCGCTACTACGACTAGCTACACCACCTCGTACAACACGAGTCGTGCTACAGGGACTTCGAGAGCCACTACGACTTCGTACAACACAAGTCGCGGTACTTCTCGCGCTACAACTACGAGTTACACAACTTCCTACAACACTAGTCGAGCCACAGGCACTTCGAGAAGCACCACCACCAGTTGGACTACGACTTACGGAACGTCACGTGGAACATCTCGCGGAACAGCCAAAACGACTAGTTGGACTACAAGTTGGACTACTTATTGGAGTAGCACCACAAGGCAACCGTCTTCAGGTGAATACTATGGCGGTGCGCCCCCGCTTTACTCAGGCACTTACTATTACTGGGTTGTCGGCGGCAATTGCTATTGGGCGGGTAGCCACGTTTTCACATCTGGTTCTTCAAACACCTCTCAGACAGCAGGAGGATGGACTTATTACCGTGGTTCGCACAGGTACACGTACTACGGGGCTTATCACGGCATTTATAGAACCACAAGCTCCTCTCATTCACGTGGCACATCTCGCGGCACAAGCCGTAGCACTACTAAGACGACTAGTTGGACAACGTACTTTAATACGTCACGCGGAACTTCTAGATCGACTACTACTTCGTTTAACACGACAACTACTTTTGGAACATCTCGCGGCACTTCTAAAAGCACCACCACCAGTTGGACAACAACATACGGTACAAGTCGAAGCACAACGACATCGTTCAACACTACAACTACGTTTGGAACATCGCATGGAACAAGCCACAGCACGACTACAGCGTTTAACACCAACACTACGCGCTCCACTAGCCATGCAACAGGCACTAGTCGGGCGACAACGACAAGTCAAGACACTGTAACAGTCGTATACGAGAGGCTGACCGCAACTGGAAATCAAACCGAAGTTACCAGTGGAAGCGCACATAACGGTCGATATTGGGATGGGTCGCAATGGACGGAAGATTAATGAGCCAACAAGCCATGAACGAAAAACTTGAAAATGCTCTAGAAATTATTATGGAGCATTTTAGTGAAACCGAAGATCGAATAGCTGACCTTGAAGACGAGGTTTTGAGGCTACGAGATGAGCTTGAAGAAACTCGCTGACAATGACGAGCTAGGTAACTCCGTTGCCCATTTTTTCAAATCTGGAAACGTGTTGCGGAGTAAGGCTAACGACAAGCTATCGGAGCTTAAATTTCTTTTGCCAGAGAAAGGGCTTAACGGAACGAAAATTGAGTATGACGTTTGGTATGACTTTTCAAGCGACAAACGAATTCACGGATATGTGTATACAGATGTCCTAACGCAGTTTTTATATCTGCGAGTGGCAAGCAGTGTGTGGGCGACAAAAGCGATGCTCAAAGCCGCTAACACTAGCGTCACAGAAGAAGGTGAACAGATTTTCGCTGAAATGGCGAAAAACAGTAGAGATAAGTACCGCCTTAGAAAAAAAGATTCTACGCACGAATACGTCATCTTTCTGGCAGGGACTAACATTTTAAATAAGGTTACTGATTGGGAAAAAGTGAATAAGGCGGTTGAACAGGGTGCAAAACTAAAATGTCACCCCCTCACAGCCGCACCTGCATATCAGCATCTAGTACATAAATACGGTGACGCTGTGCTTGAAAAGAAAGCGTCAGGGCATGAGCTTTTAAACAATGCATCGATAGTTGGCTGTTGCGATAACAGTGAAATGGGTATGGCCGCACTTGCGAAAGGTAAAACGGTGCATAGGTTTGGGAAAGACTCTGAGTGGTGTACCTACAGCGCGATTTACAGGGCGTTATTGGATAAAGGCGGGTTAAGCCAAGAAAAGCTGAAAGCAATTTTGTCTTGCAAGGATTCAGGACTTATACCTGCAAGCATTGACAATCCCCATGAACGGATTGATCGATTTTTTTTGCAGTACCGTGGGGAGGAACACGTTGCGCCTAAAAATTTTAGTGGTCGAGTGCAACAAGCTAACCGCGTTAACGGTTAACAGTATTCGTCACAACATGCCCGATTGGGAGTATGAAGTTGTTCCGTATCAGAATGGTTTCATACAAACGGCACTGCTGAACAGTGAGGATCTTTGCTTAGTAGTAAAGAGCGGCATCATCTTGGACATAAAAGATGGTGATCTTCCTGACCGATCAAAGCTTGAGCAGTACGACATATGTGTAAGTCGTGATGGGGTGTTTACAGACAGCCCCACCAGTAGACATATATATGGATTAATCGGTTGTCCTTTAAATGAAAAGGCTATGGATTTATCGATCTTTTGTATAAATCCGAAACGATGGGTGCGGATACCTGACTCAGACACAGGGGTTCTGTCACGGGTAAAGCGGCTACGAATGCCACGCCACATGAACCACAAATGTGACCCTATTGTCGCTAAAGCTATAAGTGCGAGGGAGGCTATTAATTACGGAATGCTTGCAGAAAAAGCCTCTGCACTAAATTACATCCCTGTGTTTGAGCGGGGGAAGGTAAACGGTAATGAGATGTTTGCCTACGCGCTTGAGAAGGCTATTCCGTTCTTAGACGGTTTACCATCGGAGGAGATGAGCACAGTAGAGGCTATAGGGCGCAGAACTGAAAAGAACGTATCTAAATTAAGAGTTAGATTAGCAAACATATTTTTATAGGAGAACACCAATGCACATTGATTACACAGCCAGTATTGATCAAACAAAAGTTATCCCTGAACAGGGGGGCTTTGAAAATATAGTCAAAAAAGTCATTTGGGAAATAACTTTTTTCGACACAGAAAACCCTGAATCCGTCCAGAGTGTTGCGCGGGTCGAAACATTTTTAGACACCGATTCGATAAATGCTGATACTTTCGTTCAGTGGGAGTCGCTTACTCAACAAAGCGTATTGCAGAAGTGCCTAGACAGTCATGGCGGCACTGCATTTTTGGACGAGCTTTTAAACAACGGCCATCACCAGATGTTGGAACAAAAGCTGACGGAGCTGTCTTTGGTTGAAAAAAGCGCGGATTTGCTTGCCGTAGAATGAAAATAACGGCCAAGACAAAAGCGGATAAGCATTTTTACCCGCCAAACCCGTTGGAGGGGCGGGATATCCCAAAGTGGGGCTCTGTTTATGATTTTATGAGGTGGTGGCATGACGAGGGCTGTCCAATGATGCCGCCAGATAACGTCATAACCTGTACTGACGATGCGACTTCTATCTCATTGTTTAGGTGTGGGCAGTTCCAAGTCGAACTGTACTTAATTCACCCTAGTCCTAACTTGCCTATCCATGAGCACCCAGATGTAGAGGTCATAAAACTGAGATTGGACAGCTACCAATTTGCTGATGGACAGTTTCGCAATCTAACTGATTGCTCTAGCTCAAAGACACTTTTGCAGGGAGAAAGCCACGGGGCAGGGATAAATTTTAAAGAGCAAGAAAACGGTATGCCAACGGGGTTTTCCTTGTTGGCGTTCCAGAAATGGAAAGACGGTTTGAAAGTTACCACTGTGGCTTCACGTTGGAAGGGCAAAACTGTCGGTGGAAAACAAGAGAAATTGATTAAAAAACTAGTGCCTACAGCGATTGTGCGCGAAGGGTACGCAGACACAACAGGAGCGCCATGATGTTTTTAAGTCGTAAACACAAACTGATATTTATCTCGATCCCACGGACGGGATCAAACGCTGTGCATCACGCACTGATAAATTCTGATTTAAGGTCTGAGGATGACATAATTCATACACTGTTTAACCCCTCAGTAGATGTGTTCTTCACGCCTAGTCAGTCAAAAATAACCAAGTTTCATATGACCCCCCAACAGATAGTTGATTCGGGCTTGATCACCAAAGATGAACTTAGCGAATATAAAATGTTCGCTTTCATACGCGAACCCAAAAGACGTTGGTTGTCAGCGTTCTTTATGGGCATTGGTCACTTTGCACAGTTCGGAGTTGAAACTTTAGAACAAATGACCAGAGTGATAAGAAATGACGATCTTTGGTCTAGGTACTTCGGCACTGGAGAACCCACAAGCAAGCCGTTTTCTGGTGAGAGATACGGTTTTGAAGACTTCCTATACAAAAACTACCTTTTCGTAGATGGCGAGAAAGTTGTTGAGACATACCGTTATGAGAACATGGCTGAAATCCTACACGCGCTGATAGCGGATAAAACAGGGGTTACGTCTGACGTACAGCTTCAGCACGTACAGATGCACTCGCGTGGAGTCCCTGAAGCCTTTGAAAATCCAATGTCTGATTGGATGCCAAGCGATTGCCTAGCTAAGTTAGAAACCTACTTGGAGCAAGACAGGTCGTTCTATGATGAGGCACGTCTGAGCTATTGAGTCAGCGGATTTTTTGGGTATAAATACAACTTACGGTAGAATATACGTCCATGAGGTGTATTCATGGATAGTACACAGATTGGACAGGCAGGTGAGTATCTAGCCGCCGCAGTGCTACAACGTCATTTCCAGACGATAGCTTTTCCCGACAGACCCTCCGCATACGACTTACTTGTCGAAACTCACAGCAACAGTTTTCTCCGATGCCAAGTTAAGACCAGTGACTCGTTGAACACTGTAAGCGGTAATCACTATTACCGATTCCATACACGGAGCAGATCAGGCGCATACACAAACAAAGAATGTGACTTTTTCGCATTTGTTGTTTTACCAACCAGAACGGTTGTCTTTGCAAAGCCTGAAGATATTACAAGCGCGGTTTTTCGGGTAAAGCAAGACGCATCGACACTAGATACCGAAAACCAAACTTTGCTTACAACATTAGGTGAGTGGCTTTATGAGCGACTTTAAATATTTCAAGCGAGAAGACTTTGACTGCCAAGAAACAGGCGAAAACCGTATGGAAGACGAGTTTATTTACAAACTTGATCACCTACGAACCGTGTGTGGTTGGCCTTTCATTGTCACCAGTGGGTACAGGAGTCCAAGCCACAGTTTGGAGATAAAGAAAGCTTCTGGTGGAGGTAGTCACACGAAAGGAATTGCCGCTGACATCAAGGTGACAAATGGGAAGCAAAGACACGAAATTGTAAAACACGCAATGGCACTTGGCTTCAGTGGCGTAGGAATCGCTAAGACCTTTGTTCACGTTGATATACGAGAGGACACACCTGTCGTATGGACTTATTAATAGGAAACAAAATGACAGAAGAAGCTAAACAAGCGGTAGATGTTGTTGCCGCAAGCACTGCAATCGGTTCATTGGTTGCTTGGCTACCACCACTCGCTTCGCTCTTCACCTGCATATGGATGGCGATAAGAATTTATGAGTCAGAAACCATTCAGAAGCTGTTAGGTAAATCTGAATGAATATCTTGGGGTCTTTAATTGCTCCGGTTACTGGTCTTTTAGATAAGTTCATTGAGGATAAAGATCAGAAAAACGCTTTGGCGCATGAAATTGCGACATTGGCGCAGAAACAGGCGCATGAAAGTGCATTGGCACAGCTAGAAGTCAACAAAGTTGAGGCGGCACACAAGAGTCTTTTTGTTTCTGGATGGCGGCCTGCGGTCGGTTGGTCATGCTGTTTCGCCTTAGTCTATTCCACGATTCTTGCGCCAATACTTGGCATCTGGTTCACCGTCCCTCCAGTAGATAGTTCTTTGCTAACAACTGTTCTTATGGGAATGCTTGGGCTTGGCGCGATGCGTAGCGCAGAGAAGGTCAAAGGCGTTCAGCGCGATAGATAATTTATAGGATAAATACGAATGGCATTAGAAACTTCAACGTACATTAACGGCTTAGTCGCTACGAATCCAACTTCTACAGACAATGTAGGCGATGGAGATAACCACATTCGTTTGCTGAAAAGCACTATTAAGGCAACATTTCCAAACATCTCTGGCGCACTCACAGCTAGTCACACCGCGATTGATGGGTCTGTAAGCACGGTAAATGCGGCAACAAACGCGAACACGGCATCTACGCTTGTTAAGCGAGATGGCAGTGGAAACTTTTCAGCAGGAACTATAACAGCCGCACTAACCGGAAATGTGACGGGCAACGTAACAGGTGACGTAACGGGGAACGTCACAGGTAATTTGACAGGTGATGTCACAGGTAACGTGACAGGTAATGTTACAGGTTCGTCAGGTAGCTCAACTGGTAACGCGGCTACCGCTTCAAAATGGGCGAACGCTAGAACAATTACATTAAGTGGTGACGCTACAGGTAGCGTAAGCATTGACGGTAGTGCGAATAGAACACTCTCTGTATCTATTGATGACGATTCTCACAACCACATTATAGGTAACGTGGACGGTTTGCAGACCGCGCTAAACGGTAAGTTGGGATCTACATCGACAGCCGCAAATTCCACAAAGTGGGGCAACTATAACGTATCAACAAGCGCGACAGGGGCAGACTCCAACACGATTTACTTTAGGACATAGACATTGGCTATCTATATCGGAGGTAATGAAATTACCGATATTAAAATCGGTAGCAGTGACATCAACAGTGTTTGGGTTGGCGGTACTGAGGTGTGGAGTCGGAATCTAGGCCAATCGACTGTCACTGTTGGTCGGTACAATGACGGCTACGTTGAATACTATGGGTACAGTAATCTTGACTCCACGTTCGGCAGTATTTCGGGAAGCACCGCATCGTTCCTAAACAACGCAACTATCCAAGAGATTGCTTTCTCCTACGGTTACGTGACTTTCGTGGTGTCTGGCACACAAAACAACAGTGGGTGGACAAACATGGATATAGCAGGGACTAACTTCAGTCGATCAAGCGCGTCATACGCCACCGCAAGTGGGAAGACATACTGGTCATGGATTGATAACAACCCATTTGGAACGACTACTGGCGCAACCAAAACGGTGACATGGACATGAGCTATATACCTCTAAGGCAGATAGGGTCTGGCGGCTTAGTTACTGACCAAAACCCATACGATCTGGAACTGACACAATTTCCTTCCGGTAACAACGTGCAATTCCACGATGGACGCATAGGAAAAACGTTAGGTTACTCCCAGACAACCAGTGTCCCCGTAGCACCGACACATGTTCAAGGGTGGCGATACGAAGGTAACGACTCCATTGTCATAGGATCTTTGCAGAAGCTATATAGGTTCGATGGCGGCACTGTTACTAACGTAACAAAAACATCAGATTCAACCAACTACAGCAACTCTCCACGTTGGCAGTCAGAGCAGTTAGGTACTGCGATGATGTTTAACAACGGGGCGCAAACACCGCAGTATATGTTGCCAAGCGGTTCTCGTTTCGCTGATTTACCATCATGGCCTTCTGGTGTCACGACTAACTGCTTAAAACCGTACAAGTCTTTTTTGGTTATGGTGGGGTACTCAACATCTGGTACTGAGCATCCGTACACAGTTCGTTGGTCTGATGAGTATGAGCCGACAGGCGTTCCAACAGATTACGCCATAACAAGCACCACTAATCTTGCAGGTGAGAACGTCCTGTCAGGTAATAACGGTGAGCTAGTAGATCAACTAACCCTAAACAACGCACAGATAATATACGCAGAGCGCGGTGTGTTCGCTATGGATTTCATAGGCGCACCGCTTGTTTTCTCATTCCGTGAAGTGTTCTCAGACGATGGAATAATTAACAGGGGCGCGGTCGCTGAATTCTTCAACAAACACTTAGTTGTAGGACATAACGACATATATGTGCATGATGGCAACCAGAAGCAAAGTGTTGTTGATAAGCGTGTGCGGAGAACCTTTTACAATGAGTTAGCGGATACAAGAAGTGTTTTCTGTCAGACAGTTAACGACAGATCAGAAATATGGATTTGCTACGCAGACGCAGACGCACCGAACTCAGAAAGTGCAAACAGGGCGTTAGTATACAACTGGGCGCAGAATGCTTTTACCTTCATCGATTTACCGAACATCCGCGCACTCACCGTATCCGAAACACTTGATGCAAGCGGTGGTTGGGATGACGTTGCGGGTTCGTGGGGGCAGTCTTCAGAATATTGGTCAAATGCTTCCCAAACCACACAAGCCAACAGTTTGCGAGTTTTTTCGGCAGGGTATGTGGACTCCAAGGTTTTCCAGATGGGAGACACACACGGGGCATCTGGCGCACCAATAGCCGCGTTCCTCGAAGCTACAAAGATCGATCTGGATGAGGTGTTGGGTAAAGCAACCAACAACATCAAGCAGATCAACGGAATCATGCCTCAAATTGAAGGGCAAGGGACAGTTAACATATCTGTTGGGGTGTCGAATGCTCCACAGGATGGCGTGACATGGCAGTCAACGACAAGCTATAATATAGAAACAGATCACAAGATTGATGTGCGCTCTTCAGGCAGATACTTTGCTTTACGAGTAGAAAGCACAAGTGCCTCTGACTATTGGAGACTTACGGGTCTTGATATAGACGTTCAAGAGGTCGCAGGACGATGAGTTTTTTGCCTTCGTCCACTTCAGCAACAACCGTTGCGGATTTGCGAACATGGATTAGTAACGAACTGAATCGCGTTGCTAACGCCTTCACCACTTCCTCGCAAACAACCACACTCCCCGTATTAACCGCCGCACCTGCAAAGCCTCAGATCGGACAAGTCGTGTTTGCAGACGGCACAAACTGGAATCCTAACTCTGGCCGTGGTCTTTATTACTACGACACAGGCGGGTGGGTTCACATAGCATAGGTAACAAAAAATGGGTTTATTTAGTTTCGGTGGATCAAAATCGAAAAGCTCATCACAGAGCGCATCAAACACGTTTGTAGATCCAGATCAAAAACCGTATCTCAGTGATATACGAAACCAAGCGAGAAATCTGAACAATCAAGGTATGCCCGTTCAGGACGTGGCGGGTATTAACCCCACGCTAATGAACGCTTTGGATTTGAGCAATCGTTCGGGTCTTGGGCAGACGGGTGCGGGTGTTAATGTGATGAACATGGGAGCTAACCAAACTCAAGGAACTGGCAATGCTCTTAACTATGCAAACAACGCAATGAACTCTAACCCTTTTGGTGGCATCGGGACAGCCATAGGAACAGGGAATATATTTTCTCAAGGAGCAGTTGGCACAACAGCCGCGAACAACAGCGGAATCAACATGAATAATGTTGGCAGTTATATAAACAACGACATCATAAATGGTCAGGTCGATGCGGCCAGTAGAGATGTCATGCGTAACCTAACAGAGTATGAACTACCTCAAATCGCAAGCAATGCGGCAGGAACGGGCAACTCTGGATCTAGTCGAGCAGGAATAGCTGAAGGTGTTGCAATACGAGGTGCGGGTGATCGTGTCGCGGATATCTCTACCGCCATACGCGCTCCCGCATACAACACTGCGTTAAACATTGGCGCGAACCAAGCCTCTCAAAACGCAGGGTTTCAGCAAGACACTAATTTAGCAAACATGAACGCATACAACACCGCTCGTCAGTTTGGAACGGGTGTTGGTCAAAACGCCTTTAACACCAACCTTTCAAACCAACAGTTTGGCGCAACCACCGCCAACACTATTGGACAGCAGGGTGTGAACAACATGGTCACAGGGCAGAACATGATGAACACAGGTATTGGACTGTCGCAGGGCGCGGGTCAGTACATGAGAGATTACGATCAACAGTTGTTAGAGAGAAACTACCAAGCGGCAATGTCGCCATACAACAGCTTGAACTTCTACAACCAGATTGTGGGTGCGCCTAACAATCTCAGTCAGGCCACATCATCGTCTAAGGGTAAATCATCGTCCATCAACATGGGCTTCGGTTAATAGGTATAGATAAATATGCGTAATTATTTAACAAGTGGCGGGTTGCTAGAAGAAGGACGAGCCTTTAGGGATTCTCAGTTTGAGGGGCAACAGCAAGCAGACTCTGATTTCGAGTCTATGCCCCCAATGCGTCCAAGAAATCCTGCTGAAGACGAGTATTTTAGACGCACTATGGTTCATGTCGGGCAAGACGCTGACGGAACGAATCTCTATCACACGCCAGAACGTTCTATCTACATGAAGAACAAACTGGAGTATCAAGCACAGCTTGGTGCGGCAGAAGACGCATACAACAAAAAGATGAACAATCCGTTCTTCAAAGCCACAGACTTTGTTACCGATTTAGTTCGTAACACTGTGGGCGCACCGTTTAACTTCCTGACAGACGGAGTGGCTTTTCAGTCAGACCCTAGTAAGTCTGCGCTACAAGGCTATAAGGCTAAGATTCAAGAGTTAAGCGATCTACAGGAAATGAATCTTGAGTATTTCTCTAAAGGCAGGAAAGACAGAGCGGAGGCTTTTGCCAATTCTGTTGCGGGAATAAACGATATCACGCCTTCGCATTACACCGCTGAGTCTTTAGCTAAATACAGGGATTCAGGGAATATTGAAGATCTCGTCAGATACAATATGTTTGAAACGATCACTGACAACAACACTGGCGAAATTTACCAAATCAACAGAAGCACTGGTGAAAAGATAGTCATTAAATCTGTAGAACAAGCCCAAGCAGATTCGAGGGCTAAGTTGATAGCTGATGACTATGTGAAGCATCAAAGTACATTCCGAAACAATCAAAGTAAATTGGCGGGTAGCTTAACCACTGCTCAAGCAAAATCGAAAAACCTCTCTAATCAGATACAGGCGGCTGTTGCAATAATCAGTAAATACCCTAATCACAGCACCGGATTTGGTGGGTTGATGCAAATAATCCCCGATACAGAAGCAACGCAGTTAAAGGCTTTGTTAGACACTGTGAAATCTAATGTCGCGTTTGCCGCGTTGCAGGAGATGCGGAATAACAGCCCGACAGGTGGCGCACTAGGCAACGTGTCTAATATTGAGATTGAGCTTTTGTATCAAAATATCGCACCGCTTTTGCAAACGGGTAGTGCTCAAGATCTCATAACCTCACTGCAAACAATCGATCAAATGTCGAAAGACACATTGGCTGTGTACGAACGCGCATACAGAGAAGACGAGCGTTACTACGGAGGCAGGGAAGGTTTTTCAATGCTCAATACGGAGCAACCTACAAGTGATACGCAAAACACGACTCAAGCACCAGTTATAGACGAGGAGACGCAACGTATTATGGATGAAATAGCTGAACTGGAAGCGAAACAAAAGCGATAAAGGTAAATCTATGACAGAGCAAGAGTATTTACAAAAGGCAAAAAAACTGACTGATGCGGGTCAGTTTGACGCTTTGAAAAGATTACACAAAGTGTACACCGACAGTCGCCCTGTTGATTACGAATTTAGTAAGTCCGTAGAAAACTTTTTGCCATCGCTTGCGTCCGCAGGTAGCGACTTGTATCAAGCTGTACGCCACCCTATCAACACTTTGTCAGCAGTAGGCAATTTAGCTTTAAGCGGTGGGGCTAATTTGGTTCAAGAGGCTGTGGATCTCACAGGCTCTGACTATCAAGTTCCTAATCAAGAGGCGGGTGAAGCCTTTGCGGGAATGCTTGATGAGCGTTACGGCTCTATGGACGCGCTGAAAACAACTGCGATGAATGACCCTGCGGGTCTTTTGATGGATCTGTCTTCTGTGTTAACAGGTGGCGGTACAGCGGTAGGCAAAGTCGGTTCAGTCGCCTCGAAGCTAGACGGTAATCTAGGAAAGGTCGGTGAAGTAGTTGAGAGTGTGGGCGACACTGTGGCAAGTGTGGGCAACGTTATAGACCCTTTAACCGGAGCAGTGAAAGCACCCACAGCGGTAGTCGAGGGCGTTTTAGGTGAACCAATATCGCATAAGCTTTACGGAAGTGCGTTCAAGCCAACAACGGGTCTAAAGCCTGAAGTTAGGGAACAGTTAATTCAGGACGGAATAGATTTGAGAGCAAAACCAACGCTCAGAAGCACGAAAAAAATCGAAAAGGAAAGAAAAAAGATTCAGAAAAAACGCGAGAAGGTTTTGGATGAAGCCGCAGAACTTGGGCGTTTGGTGGATGAAAGCGAATTATACGTCAACATTGATGATGTCAGAGCGCAATATGCTCCACCAAGACCCTCTTCAACATACGCCCCGCAGATAATCGATGATGTTGTTGATGAAGTGTCGCAGGGCATATTTAACAACGGGGGGCGGAAGCTGACCATTGAAGAAATAAATGACATCAAAATGGATTTAGACGAAACGATTAATTACAAAAAGTTGAATCGTTCTGGCGAAAGCAATGCCAACCGTGGCGATATAGATGAGAAAGCACGAAAAGCGATAGCGAATGCGGCTAGACAAATAATCTATAAACACGCCCCTGATTTAGATCCACTTAATCAGCAATACGGAAAAATCAGAAACGTACAAAATAATTTGCAACATCAGGGTACGAGCAGAAACCAGAACGCTGATCCACTGGGTTTATTTCAAACCACTGCGGCGGCTGTTAATCCAGTTGCGGGTGTACTTTCAGTCGCCAACCGTCCTGTGCCAAAGACCACATTAGGGATTTATGCCTCTGATGTAGGTAAAGCTGTCAGAGCGAAAAACAACCCGTTCAGGTCGGCATCACTGGCAGGGCGATATGAGCAAGCCGCTCTTGCGGATAAAGAAGAGCGTGAGAGAGAGAAACTAGCGAAAGAACTTAGAAGGAAAGACAACTAATGGGCATGTTAAATTTTTTCCAAAACGTAGCTGACAAGATGCGTAAAGAAAAGTCAGAAGTAGATAAGCGAATGGATGCCTATGACGAAAAATATGGGACTAACGCATTAGGCTTCATACAAGACCAGTTTCAACCTGCTCAAACCGCAGAGATGATTGATTCAGCTAGTCTCATGGCTCAAACGAATAATGCGGCAGGTATAGCAAACCCTGCGGCATCATTGCTTCAAAGCAACGCTACTGCGGCTCAAGCAACTACTCCCGCTTTGTATGATCCACGCAGTAACAACAAACGCGCAGGTTTGCTTGAAGACCCTGATGCAGAGACAGAGCAAGAAAGACTGCTACGCGAAAGCTATGAGGGTGTTCAGGACTACCCGCTGATGTACAACAACGATGTCCAACCCTATGGCGCAGACCAACCCTTAAAGGTTTACGGGTGATCGCCTGTGGGAATGCTTGGCGTTGTTTCTAAAGCCTTAGAAGAGGGGCGTAAAAAGATCAGAGCCTATCACGGCTCTCCGCACGACTTTGACAGATTCTCTACTGACAACATCGGCACTGGCGAGGGCGCACAGGCGTATGGTCGTGGCCTTTATTTTGCGGAGCGTGAAGGTACGGCTCAAAGCTATAAAGGAAGCACCAACTACGCAGACAAGAAAAGACAATTTCAAAATGAACTACCTGATGACGCTGACATAGACGAAGTAATGTATATGAACAGGCAGGGTTCATTTTCTCCAGAAATGACAGAACTTTTAGACGCGCTTGAAGAAGATGACTTTTTAGGTTTCGACTACCCATCACAAGCAATCACTGCCGCTTTTGGTAGAAACCTTACAGACTATGATCCTTCGCCTCGTTTGTTAAAAGCTATAGATAGCGGTCATATGTACGAAGTGAATATAAATGCTTCGCCAGACGAGTTGCTTGATTACGATCTACCTTTAAGTGAACAAAGTGATTTTGTAAAAAGCAGACTACCGAAGGAGTTGTTAGATAGGGAGGGTGCGAGAGGTATCAACGCTGTAAAAGACTTTCCGATACCAAACTCAGAGATGATGAGCAATGCTGATTACAGTCAAAAAGCGGCAGATGCACTACAAGAGTCTGGCATTAAAGGTGTAAAGTATGCCGATGCTCAGACTCGGTTCTCTCCAAAAGGTAAAACACACAACTACGTTGTCTTTGATGACAAGCTAGTAGAAATAGCTCGTAAGTACGGTGTGACGATGCCAGTGGCGGGGGCAATTCTTGCGGGGACAATGACACCGGAACAGGCACAAGCGGGTGTTGTCACACCGCAAAAAGATGGTATTTTAAAAGACACGAGCGATGTTGCGCTTGAAACTGTGTCGGGTATCAACCGCGCAGTGGTAGACGGTTTAAACTTCTTCACAGCCGATCAGGTAAACAATGTTTTAAACCTTGTGGGAAGCGATAAGCGTATACCTAACCTGTATGATGTACCTTATATAAAGGAAGCAACACAGGGTAACTATATGGATGATGGGCTACCCAGAGATGTTGTGCGTACCGGAAGTGAATTTTTATCTCCGTTATAACTGTACCAAAACTGTACCATCGCATTATAAGTCATTGATTTATAGAGTAGTTGCTACTATCGAGCATGGGAGCTACACAAAATTTCCTGTTAATTTTCAATAACTTAGCCTTATCGTTCCTAATTTTAATACATTTTAAATAATTCTATAACTCGTTGATTTATAACGATTTATACTTTATTAGCATTTTAAATATTTTTAGAACTGTACCACAAACTGCACCAAAATTAATAGTCAATTATTACTTGTATCCGTTGTATTTCCTAGCGTAAAACATATAATTGACATTTAAACATAAAACAAAGGTGTACCAAATGGGCATAATTCAGAAACGTGAAGGCAAATCTGGGGTAGCAAGCTACAGGGTTTTGATCAGACGCGCAGGAAGCCCCTCAATAAGTAAAAGTTTTAAAAAGAAAGCATTAGCTAAGGCGTGGATGGCCGCCACAGAAAACGCACTGGACACTGATTCATTTCGAGAAGATAAAACGCTTTTTAAAGCAATGATTGATAGGTACGTTGCTGAAATAGGGCAGATCAAACCTTTTGGTCGAACAAAAAAATACGTCATTGACGCTCTCAGAGTCGCGTTGGGTCATTATGAACTTAAAGAATTAACCGCTGACGTGCTTATGGATTTTGCGTTACGCAGGAGATTAGATTGCTGTCCTAGCACGGTTAAAATGGATATGCAGTACATTGGCGTGGTTTTATCTACCGCTGAAAACATGTGGGGTTTGAAGCCTAAGTTCGATGAGTACCGCAAGGCTATGGATAACTGCGTTAACTTACAGGTAATTGCATCTAGCGATGAGCGAGATCGCCGATGCTCAGACGAGGAAATCAGTGAGATTCTGGCAAACGTCAGTTCTGCCCTGCCTGTCGCTGAGTGGGTAAAATTTTCTTTGGCAACAGCGATGCGCGTGGGGGAGATTGGGTCGTTGCGTTGGAAAGATTTAAGCAAGGACGGTAAAAGCATAATAATACGTCAGAGAAAGCACCCCCGTAAAAAACGCGATGAGGTTGTCCCACTGGTTCCAGAGGCGCGTGAAATTATATCTCGACAACCCATATCCATTAAATCGCCTGATCTTATCTTCCCGCACAACCCAAAATCTATTACTGCGGCATTCCGCAAGGGTAGAGAACGATCAAGCGTTGAGGATTTGCGGTATCACGATCTGCGACACGAGGCCATATCACGGCTTTTTGAGCTAGGGTTTGACAGTATGGTAGTCGCAACCTTTAGTGGGCATAGAAATATTAACATGCTCAGACGATACACGCATATCAACGCTAACAAGGTGCTAAACATACTCGAAGAGCAGAGCAGGAGAAAAGCATCATAAAAAAAAGCCGCGTAATGCGGCTTATTTTTTTTACTGATTGATGACACTGTTTACATGTGGCATTCCGGTACGCCGTGTTCCTCAACATCTTTTATCAATTTGTCTAAGTACCACGCGGCCTTTTTCAAGTCACGAATTTTGCCTTCGTCTGTTTCCGACTTAAATCGCCATCGGTGTAAATATTTTTTGAGTGAGCCTTCTAAATAATAACCGAAACCTTCATCAAGCGTATCTGATATATAGTCGATAGCTTCTATGGTGGTTGCGGTGTAGTGTGCGGGTTTATCGACTAAAGGGTCACGTTCATCTGCCGATTTTTTAATGCCTGTTTCGTTTTTTCCGTTGTTGCATTTATCCATTTGTACGTTTCCCGTATTGTTTATGCGCTTTAGGTGCACACGTGTGTTTATAAACTGAGCCTACTAATGAATATATATTACTCACGGTTATATAGTCAATCGATTGTTGTAATTTAATTTAAAGAAATAGTTGTTTCGGCAAGCTGAGACAACCCCATTGCCCTACGGCTATCGAAATACTTCTGAACTACCAGTTTATCCGCAACTCTAAATTTCCCCATTTTGTAAGTTGGAACGGGAAATCTCTCTTCGTGGATAGAGTTTTGCAAGCTTTGAGGTGTCAACCCAAAAAGGCTTGCCAGTTCCACCATTGTTAAATATGGTTTTTCCATAATATCTCCTAGATTATTAAAGGTTGTAAAATTTTCTTGCCACTTTTATAGCGATTGTTTTTTTGGTCAAGCTTAATTCGTGTTTTGCCTTGCGGCAAATCTGTTAAATCTACAAAATCGTATGTAATAGACGATTTATTTAAGTGGTCTTTAAAAACACACCCGACTGCGGTAACGCCTTTTTTGGTGCCTTTGTTTTCTATCTCAAACTCAGCAGTGTTGTTGCAAATAGCGGTAGATGTCAGTGCTAAAAACTTAAACAATTTACCATTAGAAACAGCAGTAATGTCGCTGTCGTCCTGCGGGTCTTCGGTAAAAGCAACAGTACATCCTGCGGATAGCAAAAAACTTGTTAACGCATAAACCCCCGCATTTTGATATCGGGCTACTGCTCTAAATTTCTCTGTACCAAGCAGTTCTGCACCTATTGAAAGCCACGCATAATCTACATTTAGAAGCGCAGAAAGCTTTTTCATTGCCTTATCCCTTGGTTTGGACTCGCCAGAAAACCATTTACGAACACCTTCCTGTGATACGCCCAACGCTTTTGCTATATGCACTTGGCGACCATACCCGTGGTCGGGTATATCAACGCTTGCATCGCAACTTTTTATAAATCTATCTCTAAAATCTTCCATATCAATACTCCTCTCTAAGATGGGGTCATTCCTTCAACCCATGACTCTCAACCTTAAACCACCTTTAAGGTTGAAGTCAAGTATTTGTTGTATTAATATGTTCAACAACATGTAAAAGCTTATCTTGTACCGTTTCTTTTTCCGCTAAAACCGTTAAAACAGCGTTATCTGCTGTATTCTCAGCCAAAATATGTAGAACTCTGACGGGTTTGGTTTGCCCCTGCCTATGAAGTCTTGCGTTGAATTGTTGGTATAGCTCAAGGCTCCACGACAGCCCGTACCATACGATAAGACTGCCGCCTTTTTGCAGATTTAGTCCATGTCCTGCCGAAGCGGGGTGCGCCAGAAGGATAGGGATGTCACCATTGTTCCATTTATCCAATACGGAGTTGTCGTTGTCTATAACGACAGCCTCTGGAAATTCTCTAGTCAATATTTCTAAATCTGATTTATAGCTATAGGCTACAAGGAGGGGTTCGTTTGTTGATTCTACAATTTCACGAAGCGCGTCCAGTTTTGCCGCGTGAATCTTAATAAAGTCGCCATCTTCTGTGTACAAATTACCGTTGGATATTTGTAACAACTTGTTGATCTGCACTGCCGCATTGACAGAAAGTATCTCGCCGCCGTCATACGCGACTAGAAAGTCACGCTTCATGTCTTCGTATATTTTTCTTGCTTTGGGTGGTAAGACCACAGGAACGGTCACATCTATTCGTTTTGGCAAATCAATATAGTCATCAGCTTTCATCCGCAACACAACATCGGCCACGGCTTTGTGGATAGCGTCAGCGCGGTCAGGTTTTACTGCCCATTGATTCCACTGAGGGTTGCCTATTAACGTGCAGTATTTAGCTAGAAACTTCCCACGCGTGTTCTCTAATCGCTCACCCTTGTCGAGCAAGTATATTTGCGGCCACAGTTCTAGTAATGCGTTAGGCGCGGGTGTGCCAGTAAGCTGAATCATGCGCTTCACCTTGCCGATAACTTTGCGTAGAGACTTCCAACGCTTCGATGAGTGGCTTTTAAAACTGCTACTCTCGTCAATCACAACGCAGTCATACGGCCAACGCTGACCAAATTGTTCTACCAACCACGGTATGTTTTCGCGGTTGATGATGTGAAGGTCGGTGTCTTCGTCTAGGGCTTCGCTTCGTTTAGCGGCAGACTTTCCTGCGATTACCGTGTATCGCAGATCGATATGCGACCAGTTAGATATCTCTGTCGGCCATGTGTGCGTTGCAACTCGCAGTGGCGCAATAACCAGTGTTCGTTTGATGTTTTCGTCTGCGGCTAAATCGCTCAAAGCTGTGAGGGTACTTACTGTTTTGCCTAACCCCATATCGATCCACAGTGCGGCTTTGGGATTGTCCTTAATGAACTGTACAGCCTTATGCTGATAGCCGTGTAGGTTTTCTCTTGTCAGCATAGCAACGCTTTACCTTTTTCTATGCTGTCGATGATGTGGACTTCCCAACCAACTGACTCCAACCTGCGATGAATTGCTTGTTGGTATGGGGTTGGCTTTTTGTTTGGCGCTTTAAACTCCACGATCATCAGTTGTCCGTTTTTAAAATAGAGTCGGTCAGGCACACCGCGCTGTGACGGTGACACCCACTTATAAGAAAGCCACCCATTAGCTTTTGCGGCTTCGGTGACTTTCTTCTCAATGTATGACTCCCTTATTTTCTGTACCTCTTAGACTCATATCCTTCCGCTGTCACTGGCAAACCTTCAGCCCATTCCGGTAAAACACACATCAACTTTTCAAACTCTTCAAGCGTCCCAAGATCGTCTGGTACATCAGCAACAATTTCATCGTGAACGTGTAGAACCACGGGGTAGCCTGACTTCTCAAGTCTCAGAACGGCCTCCGCAAGAATGTCTCTGGCAACAGCCTGAGTGATCGACTGAACCAGTGAGCCGCCATACGCTTTGATCTCACCCCATTTATGTGTGTGGTTATTCATTCCGCTGTAAACGAGATCCATGCCCCTGTCACCCTGAGTCATTTTTGCTTCAGGAAATGACAAGATGCGCCCACTGGGTAGCTTGAATAACAGGTCATCGCTCACAAACTTAAACGAGCCTTTGGCCGCAGGGAACTCTTTGCCTTTATAACTGACAGCGTTACGGGCGGCTTTTTCTGTCGCTATCCACAGGTTCTTAATAGGAGTGTTGGCATCACGCCAGTCGTTACGAATCTTCAGCGCCTGATCTTCAGACACTTCAACGCCGTATGCTTCTGACATTTTTTGGAAGGCGCGAACACCGCCTTGATATCCAAGCGCCAGTGTTGCCACCTTGCCAACAAAGCGTTGGTCGTAATCGACCTCGCTGTACGCTATTCCGTACATGTTGGCGGCTGTAAATTTGTAGATGTCTTTGTCATCTCTGAAAATGTTGAGTACATCTTCATGGTCAGCAAGCCACGCAAGCACACGCGCTTCTATCGATGAATAGTCGGATACTATGAGTCTATGATCATCGGAGGCTATGAGCATTCCGCGTAAACAGCTTGCCAACGCTTCCATCGGTTCGCCATCAATCTGCTCTGGATCACGGTGCTTCATTTGCTCGATCACAGCATCAACATCGTCTATGGTTGGGCGTGGGAGGTTTTGAGGTTGAAAGTGCCTACCCGCCCATCTGCCTGTCGCCGCGCCGTGATACATGAGAACGCCACGCGCTCTGCCATCACTTCCAAGCACCGTTTTCATTGCGTCATATTTCTTTGTACTAGACTTCGACAGAGCCTGTCGTATTTCAAGAAATTTCTTGACGTTGGCAGGGCACTCATCGTCTGCAAGCGCGGCTGATATGGTCGCTTTGTCATAACCTGCCAATGGGTAGTTTTGATCTTCACACCACTGCAACGCTTTGGCGCGTGAGCCTGTGGAGTCCATGAATCCTTCGGTAATCTTTTCAACTTCTTTGTTTAGCTTGAAGCTGTGCTTGGCGATAATGTCTAAAGCGTTATAGATTGCTGTTCGATCTAAACGCACACCTCGCCAGTTAATTAGTTGATCCGTTTCCCAGACTTGTTGCTCCAAACCTCTGAGGTTGCGGAGCTTGTAGCGGATCTCACGTTCTGCCACGACATCTTGCAAACAGTAGTCGTAAAGTTCTTGTAAAAGTTCAGGGTCTTTCCTGCGCTCTCCGCGATAGGGTTTGCACAGTCTCTGAATAAGAATCTTGCCGCGCTTCGATTTCGCCGCATCACCAGTAAGACCCAGTGCTTCACCACACTTACCAAGGGCGCGGGGGTACGCTTGTGCGGCGGCAAGGGCGGCGGTATCACGCCACTGTTTAATAGGGACTCGCGGCCAATCGAGAAGAACATTCCAAATGCTCATTTCAAAAAAGGAGTTCCACGCCCACAGTGTTGCGCCTTCTTCTATAAGACTAAAAAGTTCAGTAGGAATCGGATCTTCTGGAGTCCAAAGCTGTGCGGGTTGATCGTCAACAGCCCAAGCAAGACACAAGACTTCGGTGGTGGTGTGATCTGCGTATGCGTATGCGCCAGACTTGAATATGTCGCACTCACTGTATGTCTCAAAATCAATAGAAATATTTTTCAAAGCAGTGACCTCTTCAACCACTCAGTAGATAGCGTGTTGTCATCATCTGGATATTTAAGGCGATGTGAGCTTGTTGGTTTATTGCGCTTTTTTGGCTCAAGGTCTTTATCTTCGATATAAACAGAGCGCAGTGACCCTGCTCTTTTCTTCTTCATACCCATGCGGTTTTTAAGCAGGGTGTAGGGAATGTCGGCCAGTTCAGCAATCTCTTTTACTATAACGCTTTTGCCTGTCAATTCTGGGTAGCGTTCACCAACGTAGGGGTAGCTAAGTGTTGCTTTCATCGTTCTGCACCTATGCAGGGCTTATAAAAGCCCCGCATCTCTTGCCAATTTAACACCATAATTACAACTAAATGGTGTATCTTTAGACCAAAAAATCATCAGTTTCTGCGTCAGCCGCTTGCTCAGATGAAATGTCATCAAAGACATCATTCACTTTCACGCCGCCGCCTCCAAACGACTCACCATCTTTAACAAACTGGAGAGCCAGTAGATTGGAGTTAACGCGCTTACCAAACTGATTGTTTTGTATCCAGATTGAAATGGCCGCGTTGACATAACACCCTGCGTATATCTTTTCGTCTTCCTCAACGAGAGGAGTGCGGTCGCGGTCAATGATGGTGGGGCGCTGACGGGTAGAGCAGGAGACAAACATGGCGTTTTCATAGCCATCATACGCTTTGTCATTGCCATCGCCTAAAAAGGTTTTTAACCCTTTCGGGATCTCACCATTAAAGCCAACCGTTGCGGCTTGCTTGATGGCTTTCTTCAGCTTTTCGATCTGCTCTTTATCTGCATCCTTATCTAGCAACAGGTTGGCAGAGTATTTCGCTGTCTGGCCTTCCATGTATGCTTTTGGAGTCCAGATTTGTGGGAATGATAAACGTACATTTTTCAGGGTTATTGTAGACATTAAGACTTTTCCTATTCTATATCAGTAAAAAAATCAGCCGCTTCTGGCTTAACAGCAGGACGTGGGTCTGTGTCCGGTGCAAGCTGTGGGCGACCTTCGGGTTTGTGGATGAGATCAACGATCTCTCCGTACTTCGCCTTCCCAAGCGCCTTTTCTGCTTGAGTGGGTGAAATCAGTTTTGATGTGTAGGCTTCATCGCCTAGCATCTGAATGAGTTGTTCTTCGGCAACGTCAGCGTCTAACCATTTGCGTTGCCCTCTACCCGCTACCAGTTTGTAGTTAGGCAAAATGCCGCCATCCATCAGAAGCTTATGCGCGTGTTTCTGAACGCCCTGCGCCCATCCGATTAGCGCATCCATTTTAGGGAGTAGGTTGCTTATCTCTTCAACATTTAAGGTGTGAGGCACTTGTACAAGCAGAGGCTCTTCTAAATTGTCAAAGCTCGACAAAGTGAGTTCGTAGTTGTGCTTCGCCAGTGCGCGGCAAGTCGCCTTCGCTTTGCAAAAGTGACACGCTTTTTTGCTTGGGTTGAACTCAGGCTCTGGCGACATAGTTCTACGGGCGGCGGGTTTTACCACCTCGTCAGCCCACTTAAATAGATCCTTGGCTCTCATCGAATATGTATCGATATGATCTAGCCTTGGCTGAACGATGGTCATGCTCACGGTATCCACTTTATCTATAAACTCGTAAGCCGCTCCTAGTCCATAGAGCATTAGTTGCTCGTTGCGGTTGGCGTTTACCTTTAAGCCTTGGCCGTATTTGAGATCGATGACGTGCAATACGCCATCGTGTAGCACAACAAAGTCAGCCGTTCCGAATCCACCGCTTGCCCATTCTGAATAATCCACTCTCAACTCAACGTGAGCCTCGTCAGATTCCTGCGCGTTGCAAAAATCGACATAAGTAGCAACGTGTGAGGCCATGACTTCATCAACAACAAAGCCCTCGAACTCAACGCCTATGAAGTGCTCTGGTGGTTTCTGTTTCAGTAAACACTCTTCAGCAAGCGCATGGGCGGCAGTACCTTCAGCGGCATAAAAAGATTCTTGATCAGGAATTGTAGCTTCTAGTTGGATAGAGGCAGGGCAGGTCATCCATCTGTGCGCCTTACTTGCACCTAACATTGCGTGTTTCATTAAAACCTCACTAAAAGTAGCAAATACAACCATTTGTGGTTGACACAATATTCATCTGTAATTATTGTGTCAACCTCAAATGGTTAAATTTATTTTCAAAAAGGAAAATTTATGATTTACGTTTCGGAGTACGCACCTGCCGTAAAGGAAGCGATTAACAATGTTTTAGTCGCGTCTGACATTAAAAACTTTAACGCTCTTGCAAGACGTTTAGATGTGTCTAAGCAAGCATTAAGTAAGTGGCGGCAGACGGGAATCGTTCCCGCGCACCGCGCCTTGCAAATGGAGTTGCTCTCAGGTGGCAAGGTCAGTTGGAAAAAGATTTGCCCCGACATTGTTGCAGAATTTGAAAATGCGTCTGAGGTGATTCACTCAAGCAGTAGAGTTGGTTAATGCGTTTTTGAACTGTCGGAGAGGTAGGCGCAAATGGCGTTTTTGAAAGAGCATGGGCATCAGTTGGTCGATAGAGGCTACGAGATTGTCCCGATTATGAAAGGGAAAAAAGCACCCATGATTAAAGGGTGGCAAGACATACGCGCAACGCATGACGATGTAGATAGGTGGCTGTCGAACGGTCACTCCGATGGTGGTGTAGGCATTCTTTGCCGAAACACCGTTGCCGTTGATATCGACTGCTTAGACGCACCACTAAATCATAAGCTTTTGCGGTGGCTCGATGAAAACGTAGGGCGGTCTGCCGTTCGAGTAGGCCAAAAACCAAAGTGCATTCTACCGTTTAGGGTAGAAGGTAAGTTCTCAAAGATTAGAAGCTGTGAGTATGAGGACGCGCTTGGTAGCAAACACGCAGTTGAGGTGTTAGCCGAAGGCCAACAGTTTGTGGCGTTCGGGATACACCCTTCTACTAATGAGCCTTACAAGTGGGTCAGAGGCAAAAGCATTGCCGATATGTCTCAGGCGGAGTTGCCTGTCATTAGTAAAGAACAAGCTGAAGCGTTCGTTGCCTACTTTGAAGAGTTGGCAAAAGAGCAGGAAGGATGGGAATTAGCTCGTAGAGGCATGTCTGCGGCAGATATTGATCCCGATGATCTGTCGATGTTTAAGCCGAAAATGGACATGGACGATGAAGCGGTGCGTGACTTACTCGCTGTTGTTGATCCTGACACTCACCATGACGAGTGGGTGAGAGTTGGGATGGCGTTGCATCACCAATATGACGGCTCCGATGAGGGATGGATGCTCTGGGATGAATGGTCATCTCAAGGTAGCAAATACCGTGAAGGTGAGTGTGAGCGCAGATACGCCACGTTCGATGCGAAGGGTAGGACACCAATCACTTTGGCATCGGTCAAGGCGATGGAGAAGGAAGCTGTAAGCCATGAAATAAAGGAAGAGCGACTTCCGAAAATGCTTAGAGAGTGGGCTTTTGTGCATGTTGAAGGGTCTGCCCGTGTCATTCGTGAGGACATCAACAAGCACAACAACATCGTGCTGTATAAGTTGGAAGATTTGAAAAAAGAACATATGAACTGCCGTGTTCTGTCGGGCGATGAGAAGCCTAAGCTGATGAACCTCGTGGATTTGTGGTTGGAGCATCCAGACCGTAGAACCTATGCGGCAGGGCTGACGTTTGCACCTGATATGCAGATCCTAGAGCGTTACAACCTCTGGCGGGGTTGGTCAGTCGAGGCTGAAGAGGGTGACGTTGAGCCGTGGCTCGATTTCGTTACGAATGTGATCGCTGACGGCAACGAAGCCTACGCTACTTATATCATCGCGTGGGCGGCACAAATGATCCAGAACCCTATGACGAAGGTGGGCGTGGGTCTGGTACTGCGAGGTCGTAAAGGCACAGGTAAAACAAAGTTTGGTGAGCTACTTGGCGGTCTGGTTAAAGCACACCACAAGATTGTGAGCCGCGCTGAACATGTGACCGGAAACTTTAACCGTCACCTCGAAGACACGCTACTCTTGCAAGCTGACGAGGCTTACTGGGCAGGAGCAAAAGCCTCTGAAGGTGCGCTCAAAGATTTGCTAACCAATCCAAACATTACGATTGAGCGGAAGGGCGTTGACGCATACACCGCCGCAAACTACACCCGAATCCTGTTTACGAGTAACGAAGAGTTTGTAGTTCCTGCGTCACTTGATGAACGCCGCTTTGCTGTGTTCGATGTGGGCGAAAGTCGCAAGCAAGACAGCGAATATTTCTCTGCACTCGACAACTGGTACAACTCTGGTGGTGCCGAAGCACTGCTTCATTACCTACGAAATTTTAACCTGTCCAATATCAACTTGCGTCTTGTCCCTCAAACTGACGCGCTGACAGATCAGAAGTTAGAGGCACTCGATAACGTCACTGAATGGCTCTACAACTGCCTACAGAACGGAGAGATCAGAGAGAACAGGGTAGGCGGCAACGTCATCCAGTTTGGCACAGAAGCTCCAAAGGCTGAGATATACGACATCTACGCTAGTAGCCTGAAAGGTAATAAGTTTGAAGTGCCAGTGAAGTCAGCACCGTTCTGGAAGAAGCTAAAAATGTATGGCGATCTATTTGCCGATGGCACTCAGAAGTGTGATGCAGGGCATCGGTATCGCACGATGAAGATCAACACTGCTGAAGCCTCGCGCTTCATTTTCGCGGCGACCAATAAACTCAACATCGAATGGGCAACGCTCGACATGGGCGCAGTAAATGATGACCCCTTTGATCCTAATAACTGGGAGGACTAATTATGGGTAAAGGTAGCAAAGCAAGACCGATAAGCATTACTGCGAACGAGTTTTGGGACAACTGGGACAGGGTGTTCGGAGATAAAGAAGAAAAGCGTTATGAGTTCCACTGCAACAGGTGTGGTGGCCTTGATAAGGTGGACGTTTACGAAGAGATCGAGATTAACTGGGAGCCTTACGGTGACCAGACAGTGCCGCGACCTGTGGCTAATTTAAGCTGTGAGCGTTGTGGTGATGAAGTTGAATATGTTCTGTAGTTCCCCCTGAAGCGGCCACCTCTCCGCTTCCTTGCCTCGACCCGAAAGGGTCGGGGCTTTTTTATGGGCGAAAAAAACCCCTCCGAAGAGGGGCTGTTAGGTTAGTCATGCTAACCTCGCGTCTTGGCAAAGTATTTCTCAACGTGTTTGGGGTAGTCACCCTGCAATGCACCATGGACTATCGGGTACATATCACGGTCTACAAGTCCCTGCTCGTCATTACCAACATCCACCCAGATTTCTATCATCGTGCGTCCATCGATACGAGCCGCACAACCTAGTGCGTCATGGTATGTGTTAGCAAAGTCATAGTCTTGGATGTCACCATGCTCATCTAATTCCGCAATCGCGTACTCGTATGTACGTTCGAGCGGCTTGTTGTGTGAATCAGCTAATACGTTCATTTTATTTCCCTCAGTAAATGCCCCTCCGAAGAGGGGCTGTTAGGTTACTCATCAGATAATCTGGTTACTGGTTCATCTGCCTTAACGTAAAATCTGCCTACGCTACCTTCAGGGCAATGGATCATTCTACCTGTATTCCACCAAATGCCATGTCCCTTTTCCATTATCTGACCTTCTTCATTTCTGAATACATCGCAAGCGTTTAACTTTTCAAAAGTTGTTTCCATTGGTCACTTCCTCATTCTAGTTGTTAAAGAACTGCCGACACTTTCCCCCATCGACAAGTCGATTATATCAACTATAGATAGATAAGTCAACTAAGAGTTGTATCCCGTTTGATCCAGTCAGCCTGTGCGGTTACTTTCAATGGGCATTCCTACTGCTGTCAGGCGTATTCCAAAGGTATGTGGTAAATACAACAAGTAGTTGACACGGGTGTGACGGTTGGCTAGTATGTCACCTCATTCAACAAAAAGTGAGAAGTGATATGAAGATAGAAATGTATCAATTTGAAGTGATGGACGCGATTGCCTTTTATGCCAAAGAAAAGCTTGGTTTAAACATGAATCCTCACTCTGCCGACTCCCGCATCAGTTTAGACGTTAATGAGTGGAAGCCACAGTATCAGAAGCACAGCAACGGTAAGTATGTGCGCGATGAAAACGGCCACGCCATTCTGAGCGATGACGCTGAACATTGGGTCAATCACAAATTAGAATTTGGTGACATGGACACGATGTCGATCTACTTCTGGACTGACGAAGATGATCAGGAGGTGGCGGCATGATCGACTCCAAGCCCGTCATCGATATTCAACTTGAACCAATCGAGGTTGCGATCCGCAGAGAGCGCAACCGCGTTCAGGATATTGAATTTGAAACTGGCGTTATGCCGTCCACTTGGCTGATCGAGTACATGGTCAGCGAACGTGGACGCGGCATAACGACATGGCCTATTAACCTTTAAGGAATTAGCGTGGTATTAACATCAAGAGAACGTCTGCAATTAACGCCGAAGAAAATAAAAACTGTTGGGAACTATCACTTTGAGGAAGAGCAGGATCGCAGGGCGTACTGCAAGTGTAAGGTACACAACGGTGACTGGACTACGGGATGCCGCACTTGCGGCAGAAGGATACGCCCGTAAATACAACTAAATGTGGTAACATCAACTAAAGGAGATGATATGAATAACATCAATTTTTGCCATAAGAAAGCTTGCGAAGACCGCGACAGACGCGCTGAGTTGAAGCGCGAGGTTATTGGGACACTGCAAGGTGTTGGTGTCTGCGTTTTTATACTGCTCATTCTGGGCATCGAAGATTGGATTGAATACATCGTATGACGAAGAAGGTGGTGGATCTCAGGGCTGTGAAGCCGTCAGAACCGGAAAAGCCGAAGGGCATAGATCCGAACATGCTGATCACTATGGCTGAGTTCACCGCCATCATGGAAGCCTATGAAGCAAAAGCTTTTGCGGCTGTCGCTGTTAACAAAGACGGTCACGTTATAGACACTTGGTACACAGCGATGCCGCACTGCGCTCTCATAGGCGCAATGGACATGATGAAAAATGATTACCTAATGAATCAGTGGATGGCTGATCAAGAAGAAGACGAATGAATTTTCTCCCCTAGCAATCCTTGCCGCCTTCGGGCGGCTTTTTTGTGCGTGACCGTTTGAGCCTTTGCGGTCAACTATATGTGGTGAATACAACTGATAGTTGACTATAATACAAACTCAAATAACGAAATAGTTAAGGGGGATTGCATGACTAAGCTATATAAAAGAGATTGCTACAAGTGCCTTGGTACTGGCTTCTTGCCAGAGTACGCAGGTATCTTTAACGGCACTTGCTTCAAGTGCAACGGTCTAGGCTACCGTGCTGTTAAGACCGATCCTGCGATTTTAGATGCTCGTAACGCCAAGGCCGCTGAGAAGCGTGAAGCCAAGCGTGAAGCAGAGCGTCAGGCGTACATCAAGCGCAATTTCTGGAAAAAGATCGCCAGTGGTATCCGTCAGGCAGTGTGGGCGGCAGAGCGTGAGATTGAAAAAGGTAATGCAGAAGCTATCGTAAACGGTAAGCAAATCATCACTGGCGAAATCATCAGCACCAAGATGGTCAATGGCTTTGCATACGGTCAGCGCGTTCTGAAGATGGTCGTTAAGGACGACCGTGGCTTTAAGGTGTGGGGTACAGTGCCGCAAGCCATCATCGAAGCAAATGACGATCCGCTGAAAGGTCAGCGCGTCACATTCACCGCCACTGTCCAAGCGTCAAATGACGATGACAAATTCGGCTTTTTTAAACGTCCAACCAAGGCCGCGATTGCGGCCTAATACCTCAAAAGCATACCCCTCATAGCCGCATAGCATTAGTGCTTGCGGCTTTCATTTTTTATAATACCGCCTCTTATTTAACCTGATAGCCTTTGAGGATTTGTTGTGATTTTGTGGTGCGTGTACGTGGTGACAATGTTGGTGTTTATCGCCGTGGATGATTCCCATCTGGGAAAATATTGGAACCGTGGGAAAAGTGATTAAGTTAGTGGATACTAACCTATGCGGCATCAACTCGCACAGGCAACCCCCCAAACGCACAGGGTCGCACAGGTGCATTTTTTTACCTTGTGCGAGTCTAGCCCCCGTGGTTACTGGGGCGCACAGGTAGAACAGGTTATTTCTCTTTTTTATTTAAATAGATAATAAAAGACTAATAAAGCCTATAAAGACTTTAAAAATTTCCCAACTGATTTTTTCCGTGTTTTACCTGTGCGCCTGTGCGGATCGCTGAAACCCACTGGTGACGTGGCCTAGGCTCGCACAGGGTAGAAATACGCACCTGTGCGCCCCTGTGCGTCCTGTGCGGGCTATTTGTCGCTGAGAAGGGCTACGGTTATGAAGGGGAGGAGGGTGAGAACCACCAGTGCCGCACCGGATATTGCCAGTATGTTGATGATCATTTGCTTTCTGGCGGCTTTGGCTTTGGCCGCTTTGATCCTTGCATCTTTTATCGCTCTGCGTTCTCGAAGCATGGAAACGTAAAACTCTTCTCCCGCTGACCAGAGTATCAACTCCCGCAACTGAGATTCAAATTCAGCAATCTGTTTTTTAGCCGCGACAATCTTCAAAGCTTCAGCCTCGACTGATCCCGATGCTAAAAATCCCGATCTGGTTTTGTTGGCGGCTTCAGCCGCAAGTATTTTGTCTCGACTGTCATAAAACGCCGCGACTCTATCTGTGAGATCCATAATGCTGTTACCCGCATTAACGGATTTGGTAATAAAACTATGGGCTGTCTTGGCGGCACTAACCGCCATTGTAATTTCTGCAATCAATGGTCGGCTCCGATACGGTTGGCTTGTCTGCCAGAATAGGCAGTAGACCATTATATCACCCCGATTTTTGTGTCTACCCCGACACCCCGACACCCCGACACCCCGACAGCGACACCCCGACACCCCGACACCCCGACAGCCGCGAAGCTGCCGAAAATCCGCAGAGCGATGGCCGCCGCATAGCCGCAGAGCGATGGCCGCCGCATAGCCGCAGAGCGATAGCCGCCGCATAGCCGCAGAGCGATAGCCGCCGCATAGCCGCAGAGCGATAGCCGCAAAATGGCCGTATTTAAGCGTCTGGCGGGGTTTATCGGTCAGCTAGGGTCGGGTACGAAGGGCAAAAAAAAGCCCCCAAAGGGGGGCATAG